TCTGACCGAGATGCTGGCCGCCTACACCGGCCGCGTCTACACCCCGGACACCATCAAGGATGCCAAGGCTGACCGAGCCGCCGTGAACAAGCTGGACAAGCAGCTCAGCGATGCCGCCCGCAGCGCCAAGGCTTTTTACATGAAGCCGTTGGAAGAGTTCTTGCAGAGTGCCAAGCAGATGCAGGGTCAGTGCAAGGCTGTCTCCGGTGCCATTGACCAGCAAGTCAAGGCTGTGGAGGAAGCCGAACGGCAGGATAAGGCCGACGCCCTGCGGGCTGTCTATGCCGACTGCATCGGCGAGCTGCGGGAGATGATCCCATTTGACCGCCTGTTGGTGCCGCAGTGGCTTAACAAGACCTATGATCTGGCAAAGGCCAGTCGGGAGCTGCGCAAGAGCGTGGAGACCCGGCGGGAAGAACTGCGTCTGATCCGGGAGACCTGCGGCGGGGACGCAGAGGCTTGCACTACGGAGTATCTGCGTGAACTGAATCTGAACGCTGCCCTTGTGGAGCATAGCCGCCGCCAGAATGCACTGGACGCACAGCGCCGCGCAGAAGCCGAGAGAATGGCCGCAGAGCGGGCGCGGGCCACCGCGCCGGTCATTATCCCTCCAACCGATGAAGAACGCCAGATCGCCGCAGAAGCGGTTCAAACGGCGCAGGCCAATGCAGCCATCACGCCGGATGGCAGGTTGGATTTCAGCATGCTTCAGAAATTCGCAGAGCCTGCACAGCCGGAAGCTTCTGCCCGCAAGCAGTATCGTTTCTGGGTAGAGTTCACCCGCGAGGATATCGCATGGTTCAAGCAGGGAGCCGCAGAGCGCGGTTTCCGCTATGGTTCTATCAAATAATCTTGGAGGTATTTACTTATGGCACTTACTCGTTCCGGCGCACCCGCGCCTACTTCGTCCGTTTCAAACGCACAGTCTCTGGCAAACCGTTCCGTCCAGAACGCCAACCGTGCAGGCAGCACTGCTATGCAGGCCGCATCTCCGTCCGTTCCGGTGGAGATCACTGCTGCCGATGGCCAGCACCTCGTCGTCAGTTTTGACGAAGTACGGCGTTTTATTTGCGACAAAGCCACCGACACCGAGTGCAAGATCTTTCTGGAGACCTGCAAGCAGTACAAGCTGAACCCCTTTACCAAAGAGGCTTACCTGATCCACTACGACAACAAGAACGATGACACCGCCAGCACCATCGTGCTGGGCAAGAACTGCTACATGCAGATGGCCGAGCGCAACCCCAACTTTGACGGCTTTGAAGCCGGCGTGATCGTCCGGACCGCAGATGGCCAGCCGCTGAACCGTGAGGGATCTATCGTCTATGATGGAGACGGCGGCGAGACCCTTCTGGGCGGCTGGGCAAAGGTCTACCGCAAGGACCGCACCCGCGCCAGCTATGAGGAAGTCAAGCTCAGCGAGTATGACACCGGCAAATCCCTCTGGAACGGCAAAAAGGCCACCATGATCCGCAAGGTGGCTTTGGTGCACGCCCTGCGTGAAGCGTTCCCGTCCACCTTTGGAGCTTTGTACGATGAGAGCGAGGTGCGTGTGGATGCCGAAAGCACCGCTCGTGAGGTGCCGCCTGAAGAACTGCCGGTGCTGGATCCTTACGCAGGTTCCCACCGTCACCGCAAGACGGCATGCACCCTGATCCCTGCCCCGGATGCACCCTCTGCAGAGGAAAACGCCGATGATCCGTTTGGCGGTGATGATGCATGATCGTCCAGACCAAGAACGGCATCATGCTGCACGGCGAGATCGCCAAAGACCCGGTGCTCCGGGATGCCGGGCAGAAGCAGGTGCTGAAATTCGACCTGAAAGCCAGCCGCACACAGGATGAATCCGGCAAATGGCAGAGCTTCTTTGTGGGCGTGAACCTCTGGCACGGCATCGACCAGTGGGACGGGATGCTTCAGAAAGGCGATCATGTCACGGTTTTTGCCCAGAAGTTGAAAGAGCGGGAGTACAACGGCAAGATCTATTACGACGTGGACGCGGATGATGTTCAGCCCGGCGGGCTGGTGACATTCCGCTGGCTGCAACAAATGATCGACCTGATGGTACAGCCAGGCCCGCCGCTGGAACTTGCAGAACCGGCAGCAAACCCGGCAGATCTGCAGGGTGCGCAGATGTACCCCGGCGAAAGCCTTGCAGACTACGCGCCGCACAGCACCAGCGCTCCGGAAGCGGCCCCTTCTGCTGAGTATGATCCCATCAACGATGATGCTGACGATCTGCCGTTCTGACTTCGCAAGCTGTGCTATCTGGCTATACGGGCGTGCAAAGGAGGTGAGCAAGTGGCAAAAGAAGAAAAAAAGTCGTTTGTCGCGTATTTAGATTGGTTCGACGCGCTGGAAGAGTACACGGATGCCGAAGTAGGACAGCTAATGCGGGCTTTGGCAAAGTACGTCCGAACAGGCGAAAAACCAATATTTTCCGACCGCGGAATGCGCGGGAATTTCCGGTTCATGTGCAATGGCGTGGATTCGGCTGCAGAAAAGTACGAGAACGTCAAGCAAAAGCGCCGGGAAGCCGGAAAAGCCCGTGCTGCTCAAATGCAAGCAAACTCAGCAAATGCTAGCACATGCAACCAAGTGCAAGCAAGTGGTAGCTATAATGATACTGTTACTGGAACTGATACTGTTACTGGAACTGATACTGTTACTGGAACTGGAACTGTTATATCCCCTAACGGGGATATATATAATAGCGCCGCCGCCGTTGACGTAGAACTTTCCAAGATCGTCCAGCATTATCAGCAGGCCGTTGGGGACTTCCCGCGCTCTGCGCTGGACAAGCTGCAGAAGTGGCGGCAGGAGTACAGCACAGAGATGATCCTGCTGGCGATTGACAAGGCCACAGAAGCCGGGAAGCGCTCGTGGAGCTACATCAACGGCATATTGTCCGGATGGAAACGGGACGGCCTGCGCACGCCGGGAGACGTGGAAGCCAATGAACAAAGTCGACAAGCCAGACCGAGGGGCAAGCAGACAACCGAAACCGTAGACGACCAGCTTGCACGGGTACTGGCGAAGATGGACAGAGAAAGAGGGTTTGAGACATGACGCGGGAAGACGTGGCAAAGCTGATCCGAATGAATTTTGTGCTGTACAAGCTGGGTTCCAAGCCTCTGACCGATGAGGAAATGCAGACCACAATCGATGTGTGGACGTACCAGTTTGGCGACTATGACGGCGATACTGTTAAGCGGGCTTTTCTGGCGGCAAACCGGGTATGCGTTTATCCGGTCACGGTGGCCGACATCTTCAAGCAGCTTTCCCAGTGCCTTGACCCGTCCGCTGAATGGGAAGCTCTGGCTGCATCGGCACGCAAGGCACAGACATTTTTGAGCTGGCGCAAGTTCCCGATGATCATCGGCATTGACGAAAAGGGCGGGTTGCTACGTAGTGACGGACAGAAAGAGCTGAAAGCCCTGTATGACCAGCTCCCCCCGGCGGCAAAATCCTATGCCGGAAGCGTGGGAGGGCTGGCAGAGCTGGCTGAAATGCCAGACCTTACATACCGCCGTTCCGAGTTTTTGAAGCAGGCGCAGGCAGATATCACCACTGCCCCGCGTGAAGCGGTAAGGCTGCGGGCGAGCGAGCCGACAAGGAAGGAGATTGAAAAATGAGCGATAAAAGATTGATTGACGCGAACGCTTTGCACAAGCGCATTGAAATGAACCTTCGTGCAAGCAATCCGTTCACTATTGAAGAATGCTGCTATAAGGATGCCCTGAACAGCGTGGACGAGGCTCCAACCATCGACCCGGAAACACTGCGGCCGACATGGCACAACCCTGACAAGAATCCCCCGAAAGTCGAAGAAGATGTGCTGATTCTGTTTGAAACCGCCTGCGGTGGATATGGGATTACGACGGCTAACTACGAAGATGGCACAGTCTTGTCCCAAAAGAGCGCTTTCTACTGGGAAGATATTTCCGAGTGGGGAACCTACGATAAAGAAAGCGATGATTACTTTATTCCTAAAGGCTGGTGGGAATATCGTTATTTCAACCAGGATGACATTTACGATAACCGTGTAGATGCTCACGTGGTTGGCTGGATGCCGCTGCCGCCGAAGGAGATTACAAAATGAGCGAATTTATCGACCGCGAAAAAGCCATCGCAAACATCAAAGCGTCATATTGCTGTGGCTGCGAACATTACAACGGCGTAAGATGCCGCGCGTGTCAGATTATGGACGCGATGGATGTGCTGGAAGACGAACCGGCAGTGCCTGTGATTGACGCGAAATCTATGAAAAAGTACCTGACCGACTGGAAAGACGGGCTGGCCGGGAGCGAAAATTGTGGGTACTTGTACGCAATCAGGGAAAAGCAAACGGTTCAGGTGCTGAATACCATACTGAACCACATTGGTTACATGCTCGAGGAGAACAGCGGGGTGCAGACCGATGGTAAAACTTGAACCCTGCAAAGACTGTCCCGACCGGCACCCAATCTGTCACGATAGCTGCCCCAAGTACGCCGAGTACAAGCGTCAGCTGAAAGCGCAGCGCATCTACACCAACGCGCACCACGCGGCGGAGCGGATCAGCCGTAACGATTTCGACAAAGAAGGATGGATGGGAGGAAGAAAACGGTGAAAGTGCTGATTGCCTGCGAGGAATCGCAGGAGGTGTGCAAAGCGTTTCGTTCCCGTGGGCATGAAGCCTACTCGTGCGACCTGATTGAGCCGTCCGGCGGGCATCCCGAGTGGCATATTCTCGGTGACTGCTTAAAGGCCATCGAGGGGGGCAATGAGTACGCAGATATGCTGTTTGAGTATGACCAGCAGCGCAGGGAAGCTGAAAAGCAGTGCGAGCAGCTGGCAATGGAAGGAATGATGAAAAAATGAAGGCTATCTTGCTGAGCATTCGGCCTGAGTGGTGCGACCTCATTGTGCGGGGCAAGAAAACCATTGAGGTACGCAAGACCCGCCCGAAGCTGGAAACACCGTTCAAGGCGTACATCTACTGCACAAAAGCTCCGCAGCAACTCATCACCATTTTCAAGGATGGCGAAGAAACGATGGACGGCGAAATCCATCATGGAAAGCCTGTGTTCGTAAAGTTCAATAAGCCGCTGCCGGACAGCATACGCGGTAATACCCAGATGGTTATTGGAGAGTTCATCTGTGATGACATCCGGCGCATCGGCCCTGAGTACTGCATCGTCAAAGAAGATATTGAAACAGCAATTGCTGGAAGTTGCCTCAGTATCAAGCAAGTGAAGGAATACGCCGGCTGGGGTATCGGTATGAAATATGCCGACATGAAAGACCTGTACAGCTGGCACATTTCTGACCTGAAAATTTATGACCGCCCGCGACCGTTGAGCAATTTCACAAGACGGCGAGTAATAAAATTTGGCTATGAGCCTGTAGATATTGAGCGACCACCGCAAAGTTGGTGCTACGTGGAGGACGGCAGATGAAACTGACCCTCTACGGCGAACCCCGCACCAAGAAAAATTCCGCACGCATTCTCCGCACACGCTCCGGGACCCCATTCGTGGCCCCCAGCAAGGTTTATGTGGATTATGAGACGGACTGCCTGCGGCAAATCAAAAGGCCGCGTAACCCTATCTCTGCCCGCGTGAACGTGAGGTGCGTATACTACATGAAGACCGCCCGCCGGGTCGATCTGGCAAACCTCATCGAGGCTACCACGGACATCCTGGTAAAAGCCCGGGTGCTGGAGGACGACAACAGCAAGATCGTCGCCGCCTACGACGGAAGCAGGGTGGAACTTGACCGGAAACAGCCACGGGTGGAGATCTGGATTGAAGAAATGGAGGAGTAAAATGAATATTTGGCTTGCTGCATTATATTCGCTTGGCATACTTGGCGCGAGCATGATTTTTTTTGCGTTTTGTTTGCGCTTTATTGAATGGGCGGTTGACAACGACCACATGGAAGTTTTTTGGCTGGCTACGTTCATCGTGTGCTTTATCGTGCTCGCAATATACATTTACATCGAAGGAGGCACTGTATGACCCGCACATGGACACCTGAAAGTGATGCACCAAAGCCGGACAGAACCGATTACTGCGCCGTTAAGGCGTGGCTGAACCGCTACCGCGAAGCAGAGAAAAGATACTACTTGCTGTCTGACCGGCTGGCCGAAGCACAGGAGGCCACCCGGCACATCACCCAGAGCCTTAGCGCGGCCCCCGGCGGCAGCAAAGACGGTCAGAGACTTGCCCGGGCGGTGGAACGTGAGGAGGAAGCGGAGCGCCGCGCTTATGAGCAAAGAGCGGTCTGCGACAGGCTGTTCCTCGAGATCAGAAACGCGCTCGCCCATATCCAGAACGAGAAAGCATACACGGTGCTGTACAAGTACTATCTCGATTGTCTCACGTGGGACAGGGTCGCAAAAGATATGAATTACTCTCTGCGCATGGTCTATGTCTTGCGGCGCAAAGCAATGGAGGAGCTGAGCCTTTAAAAACATTGCACTGTCATTACATTGCGGTTTCACTATCGCATGGTGTAAAATTGTATCATCGGAAAAGCCAAAAGGCAAACCGATGCACGTAGCCTCCGAAACGTGTCCCTTCTTGGCATTTTCCTCTTCCTCCTTTCAAGCTTGCAGGTTTTTGCTCTCCTTCACGTTTCGCAGGCTGCTTCTATGCGATACACTGAAACAAAGGCAGCCTGCCGCTCATGAGAGACAGGAGGCGGTTCGATTCCGCCGTATCGCACCGTATGGCGCATGGACTAGACAACCCGCAAGGCCGCACGTGCAACCTCCCGTGCCAAGAAAAGGCCTTAGAATCCTTGCCAAGGTGTAGCTTTCCTGACAGGATGTGCGCCAACTAACAGCCCCGGCGGAGAACCGGAGCTGTTTTTATATGGCCGCCTGAGCGCAGTTTGGAGCGCGGCGCGTGTGTGTAGACACGGCTGGTTCGATTCCAAGGGCGGCTTTTATACTCCGGTAGCTCAAGCGGTAGAGCGGCGGTCTCCAAAACCGCAGGTTGCAGGTTTAAGTCCTGCCGGGAATGCCATCTGCGTGCCCTGTGAGGAGGCCACGCAGCACGCGGGGCATCTGACCGCGTAAGTTTCAGATGCAGCAGCACCCACCGTTTGACGCCTGTCCAACGCAACTGAATGCTGGGCGCTGCTTATTTTAACATTTTGACCGTTCGGGTTTCCGGGCGGTTTTTCTTTTGCATGAATTTAGAGAGGTGGTGGCGGTGAGCGCAAAGCGGCTGACAGACAGGCAAAAAAAGAAGATCGTTGCTGACTATGTGCAGCTGCAGAGCTATGCCAAAGCCGCCAAACTGAACGACGTAGCAGAAAGCACCGTGCGGAAAATCGTGAAAGATAATCCCAAGTGTGCGGATTTGTGCGCCTTAAAAAAAGAGCAGAACACGCAGGACATGCTTTCTTACATGGAGAGCAAGCAAGGGGAAGCGCAAGAGCTCCTCGGGCTGTACCTTCAGGCGATGGCTGACCCGGACAAGATCGCGGAAGCAACGCTGCCGCAGCTGTCCACGGCGTTTGGAACCATCGTGGACAAGTTTGCTATGCTGGGAGGTCAGAGCGGCGTAGAAGTCCCGGACGATGGCCTTGTGGAGGCCCTGAATGCCGCCGCAGACCTCAGCCCGCCGGATGACGTGGAGATGCTGCCGGAGGAAGAGGACGACCATGCGGAAAAGTAACGGTTTTCGCTGGAAAGCCCTCAGCCAGCGGCAAAAGCAGGTCCTGAGTTGGTGGACACCGCAGAGCGCATACAGCGGCTACAACGGCATCATCGCCGACGGCGCTATCCGATCGGGCAAGACCTTTGCCATGAGTTTTTCTTTCGTCCAGTGGGCTATGACCTGCTACAGCGGCCAGCAGTTTGCCATGTGCGGCAAGACCATTGCCAGCTTCCGGCGCAATGTGCTGGGCACGCTCAAGCAGCAGCTTGCAGCCCGTGGCTACAATGTCAAGGAGCACCGGGCGGAAAACTGCATGACCGTCAGCAAGGGCGGCAAAACCAACGAGTTTTACTTTTTTGGCGGCAAGGACGAGAGTAGCCAAGACCTGATCCAGGGCATCACGCTGGCTGGGGCATTCTTTGACGAGGTGGCGCTGATGCCGCAAAGCTTCGTCAATCAGGCCACTGCCCGCTGCTCCGTCACCGGGTCGAAGTTTTGGTTCAACTGCAACCCGGGCAGCCCACAGCACTGGTTCTATCTGGAGTGGGTGCGGAAATGCCGTTCCCGCAAGATGATGTATCTCCACTTTACGATGGACGACAACTTGTCGCTCTCCGAGGACATCAAGGCCAGATATCGCAGCCAGTACAGCGGCGTTTTCTACCAGCGCTACATTCTGGGTCTGTGGACGGTGGCGGAGGGTCTTGTATATGACATGTTCGACCGCAAGAAGCACGTTGTTGACGTGCTTCCGGAGCTGTCTCCAAAGAGTGCCTATGTGGCGTGCGACTTTGGCACCCAGAACGCAACGGTCTTTTTGCTGTTCCAAAAGCAGGCCGATGCAGACTGCTGGATCGTCACCCGGGAGTACTACTACAGCGGCCGCGAACAGAAGCGGCAAAAGACCGTGGGCGAGTACGTCACAGATCTCAAAGCGTGGCTGGACGGCCTGAAGCCGGAGAGAATCATCGTTGACCCCTCTGCCCTGCCCCTGATTACAGAGCTGCGCAAGAACGGCTTTACCCAGACTCCCGCAAACAACGACGTTCTGAGCGGCATTCTGGACGTACAGACCATGCTGCAGACCGGGCGGCTGAAAATATACAAAGACTGCAAGCACACGCTGGAAGAGTTCGGCGTGTACGCTTGGGATCCAGATAAAGACGACACCGTGCTGAAGGTCAACGACCACTGCATGGACGCTATCCGCTATTTCGTGCGCACAAAGCGCCTTGTGAAACTGAGGGATTGATTTTGAGCACTGTATACACATTCCAGACCTTCCAGCAGGCGCAAGCCGCCGGGGAACAGCCTGATTTCATCCGGCAGTTCGTGCAGCAGCACTGCAGTTCCGGACCGTACAAGATGGCGCTGGATGCCGACCTGTACGACGCACAGAAAAACCCGGGGGCTGAACGCTTCGCTCAGGCTTACGCTTTGATGCTGAAACGCCTGTCCAAAAACACACGGCAGGACACCCCCCGACCTGATATGGTCAAGAGCAATCTTTTCCGGCGGCTCAACAAGCAGCGGGCAACCTACTCCCTCGGCAACGGCGTAGTCTTTGCGGACGATGGCGTGGATAAGGGCAAGCTTGGGCAGAACTTTGATGAGCAGATCCAGAAGGCTGGATATTTCGCACTGATTCACGGTGAGAGCTTCGGCTTCTGGAACAACGACCATCTGGTGGTTTTCAAGCTGACTGAGTTCGCGCCCCTGTACGATGAAAAGACAGGCCTTTTGCAGGCAGGCGTGCGATTCTGGCGGCTGAACCCGGACACGGATATGCACTATATCCTGTACGAGCTGGACGGCTTTACCGAGTACACGGAAAGCAAAATCGGCAGCACGATGCAGGAGACAACGCCGAAGCAGGCATACAAGAGCGTGACCGTCACCACACCCGGCGGCGGGCTGGAAAGCGTGGAAGGCGAAAACTACAGCGCTCTTCCCATTGTGCCGCTGTGGGGATCCGACCTGCACCAGAGCACCCTTGTGGGGCTGAAAGCCTACATCGACAACACTGATCTGGTGATGTCCGGCTTCTGCAATGACCTGCAGGACTGCGCGCAGATTTACTGGCTGTGCGAGAACTTCAACGGCATGACCGATGATGAACTCGTGGAGCACCTCACTAAGCTGAATCTGTACCACATTGCAGGCGCAGACACCAGCGAGGGCGGCAAGATCACCCCCTACACCACCGAGATCCCTGTGACGGCCCGGCAGACTCTGCTGGAGCTGCTCCACACCCGGGTGTATGAGGACTTCGGCGGTCTGGATGTGCACTGCGTCAGTGCGGACAGCACCAACGACCATCTGGATGCAGCCTATGAACCGCTGAACCAGAACGCGGACGACTTCGAGGCGCAGGTCAAGCCGTTCATCCGGCAGATCTGCGCACTGGCTGGCTTTGACAACGCTATGCCGACATTCAACCGCAGCAAGATCACCAACACTGCCGAACAGGTCAGCATGGTGATTTCTGAGGCGTCAATCATCGGGCATGACATGGCCATTGACCTGCTGCCCAACCTGACCCCGGAACAAAAGGAGCAGGCCAAGGCCGCGCTGATGGCTGAGAGCGCAACGAGAGAGACCACGGACGAGGAGGACGAAGACGATGGCGAATCTTAAAATCCCGATGGAGGGGAAAATCGAAATCGAGCTTTCAGAAGAAGCAAAAGATATTCTTCTGCGCTTTATTTCTGCTGTTGAGCTGCTGCAGGGAACGACTATTGATATCACAAGGCCAAACGTGCGGATGGTCGGCATTGATGCGTTTGGACGACCGCAGTTTGAAAAGAGCGAAGAAATAAATGATTGACCGTGACCGCATCTCTACCCGCCAGTTGAATCGCCTGCGCCGCCGCATCCTCCGGGTGTATGGCACTGCCCGCCGGGAGATGCAAAAGCAGCTCACTGATTTTCTGGAAAAGTACCGAGCCTTGGACGAGCGCAAGCGGGCGCAGCTGGATGCAGGCGAGATCACAGAGGACGACTACCGCATCTGGCTGCAAAATCAGGTCTTTCAATCCGATTTGATGCGCGCCAAGCTGGACGGCATCACCCAGACCTGCACCACAGCCCAAGAGACGGCCTACAAGCTGGCCCGGAACGAGCAATACAATATCTTTTCCTTTGGCGCAAACTGGACGTTCTACGAGCTGGAACAGGCCGCAGGCGTGACGTTCGGGCTGACCCTGTACAACACCGAAGCGGTCAAGCTCCTGCTGAAGGAGAACCCCCGCATGGTGCCCAACAAGCGTATCAAGAGCGAGAGCAACCGCACCTATGACGCCAGGGTGTTCAATCGCTACGTCATGCAGGGCATCGTGCAGGGCAAGAGCGTCCACGACATTGCCGTGCAGGCCGTGAATGGCATGGCTGACACGGAGATCCACTGGGCCATGAACAACGCCATCACAGCCCTTACCAGTGCCCAGAACGCCGGGGCTTTGCAGCAGATGCGTAACGCCCAGGCTTTGGGCATCGAGGTCAAAAAGCGGTGGAACTCCACCCACGACTACCGCACCCGTGAGATGCACCGCCTGCTTGACCAGCAGACGGCAGAGCTTGACGAGCCGTTCAAGGTCATGGGCTACGAGATTCAGCGACCCGGCGACCCCAACGCAGCCCCGGAGATGGTTTACCACTGCCGCTGTGTGCTGTCCTCTGCTCTGGGCAGGTATCCCCGGCAGAACGCACGGCAAATCGACAACGTGCCTGTGGTCGAGGACAGCGGCAAGGTGGACGAAAAAGGCAGGCCTATCATGGTGCGGGTCAAAAAAACCACCACCGTCATGGACTACACCGAGTGGTATAAATCCAAGGGCGGCACAGAAGCCGAGCAAATGTGGTGGGCGGAAGAGAGAAAACGGAGAAAGGAGAGCGCAAAGCATGAAGAATAAGAAGTTTGGGATTGTCGTAATCAACGATGATTTTTTCTTGAACTTTTGCCGTGATTTTAAGCCCCCGTGTGGTTACATTAAGCCAAAACACGCGCGGCCTTCCTACGGAAATGGCGCAAAGCCGCATGGAGCACACAAACGCCTTATTAGGACAATGGAAGGATTCAGAAAATGAATGTCTTGACGTTGGGCAGAGCAGGAGGAAGAAGGAACGAGAATGAAGCATAAAAATAAGGCCCTGCCACCCGGCAGAGCCTAAAGGTCACAGACCTTTGATTTGGTTGAGCAGAGCCGCACGCAGGGCATCGGTTTCAGCGTCCGCTTGTGGCTTGTTCGGGTCATCCGGGATATATTCCAGTATATCGCCGGGCTGACAATGAAGCACCTCACAAATTTTGTCAAGCGCCCCAACGGGAAACTGCTTGATAGTGCCAAGACAGATTGCTGATATGGTAGGCGGTCTAATCCCAGTAGCTTCAGCGAGTTCCTTTTGGGTCATGTTTGCGTCTGCGAGCAAGGCCTTTAAGTGATAGCTTATCGACATTTCTAACACCTCTTTTCCTACATCTATAATACTACGCCATCCGTTAATAGTCAATACGCAAAACGTAAAAAATATTTTTGAAAATTACGGAAAACGTATTGACGAATTACGCAATTCGTAGTATAATAGATGCATGGAAAGGAGGTCAGAGGTGCAAGGGAGCAAATACCGGGAGGTGATGCTCCGTGACTAGCAAGGAGTTTGCAAAGCTCACCAGAGCCGAGCAGTTGGCACGGTTTGACGCATATAAAAAAGCGGCCAGCGCTGGAACGCTGAACCGCTAAGACACAAGAAAGCAACCAGTCAAGAAGCCCCTTGCACCTCCATTTTATTTTTTTATAAGCGATTT